TTCCGTTAAAAGGCTTTAGTACAATAGACCATAAAGAAGCAGAAGCAGTTGGTTACTTTAAATTAGATGTATTGAACAACCACATTTACAATGGCGTTAAAAGTGAACAGCATTTAGATAAACTTTTAGCAACAGAACCTATGTGGGAGTTGTTTGAGCATAAAGAAATTGTTGACCAACTGTTTCATATTAGCAAACACCACGACATTGTTAAACAACACTTACCTAATAGTGTGGAAGACTTAGCAATGATACTTGCACTTATAAGACCAGGCAAACGACATTTGGTTGGTAATACTTGGGAAGTTATTTCAAAAGAAGTATGGGAACAAACTGATGGTTACTTCTTTAAAAGAAGTCATGCAATTGGATATGCTACAGCTATTATTGTGCAGTTAAATTTAATCTTAGAGCAATTAGGTAAGTAACGTCTTATTTAAGTTTTGGGTCGATACTTCTAACTAACTGAATACTTCTTCTTTTGATCCGCTTTTTAAGTATGTTTTGCATACTAGTTACAGGCCCAAACAATATTTCAGTTTCTTTTAGAATAAACGTACTAACACAGTGCCTGAATTCTTGCATTTCATGGAATAAAAATACATCAATTGGTAACATCCTGTTAGATTCCCACCACCATAAGTCTCCACAATCCATCATGATTTTCTTTTCTTCACTGTTACGACATTTGTCAATATCGTAAAAACTTATAATCTGGTTGTCCTTGTTTTGCACAATGCCGACATAGTCTTTGCCATTGTACGCCATTCCAGTTAAAAAAGGGAATTTCTCTTGTAGGTTAGTCTCATTAGTCATCAAAAGTATTTATAGTACAAATGGATAAATACATAACAAACATGGAATTAAATAATGTCCTTTAACGGTAGTCATACAATATATAATTTAGGAAACCAGTCGTTGGACTTAGTTTTAACGATAGAAGGCATAAAAACGGATAACAGACCTATGAATCAAAATAAATTAACAGTCCACAAAGGGTTTAATAATAAGTTAAGTTTCTTTGTAAGAAATAGAGATAGAGCTTTGCAAAACATTAGCACCAAGGCCCTATATGCAACCATCATGAACCCAAACACCAAACGTAGAATAATGCTCAAGCAACTTACATTGGTAAACAGCGGTACTACTGGAGAAGCAACACTTGATTTAGTCCCATCCGATTTAAGAAACATTGGCGCAGGACTTTACACAATTGCTATTACAGAATCTGCAGATAACGGTGCATCAGAGTATCCTTTATATGCAAACCAAAATGATAGAATTGTAACTGACTTGGAAGTAAAGAGCTCTTTGGAGTACGAACCAATAGCAACACAAGAAACAACAACATTTACACAAACATCAAACACTGATTTGGGCGATGCCGCCAATACGTTTGTTACTAGTGCAATGTACGGCAATATGGATAACGATCAGAACGGTAGCCATACATGTGCATTTTATATGACTAGCTTTACTGGAAATATCTCAATACAAGCAAGTGCATTAGAGACTACACCAAGCGAAACAGATTGGTATGATGTAAATGTGCAAGGAGACATCGGTTCTCCAAGTATGCCATACAACACAGCATTCAGTGGAGTAGATCCTTTCAACTTCAAGATTAACACTAATTGGATTAGGGTTAAATATCACCCAACAGCCGGCACAATAGATAAATTTCAACTAAGAAATTAATTGACTTCTTCGCATTAAGCTGTTATAATAACTGAATATGCATCATCATGAACTAGTAGACCAAGTACATCGATTACTTATGGATAATTTGCCCTTAAACTCTGGCAAAACTCCTAGTGGTTGGATAACGTTTGATTGTCCTCTATGTAGCGACAAGAGAAAACGTGCAGGAGTAATTCAGAGTAATGCTAAAATAAGCTATCACTGTTTTAACTGTAGTTTTACAACTGGCTGGGCACCTAGTCCAAAGTTAGGTCATAAGTACAGGCAACTATGTGAGACATTAGGTGTGTCTAACAAGGATATACATAAAGTTGTTTTAGACTTAATGAAGCATTCAGAAGAATTAGAGATAGAAGACAGCACTGAGTATGTTTATACAGCGGCTAGTTTCGTAACACATCAATTACCAGAAGAAACTACACTAGTAGAACACATGGAAGATGGACACCCAATTAAAGAATATGCACAACAACGTGGATTGCTAGGAAATTTCCCTTTGATGCACATTAACAACAGTCTATACAAAAAACGTTTAGTTGTTCCGTTTCTATATAACAACGAATTAGTAGGATGGACCGGCAGACACATTAGCCCACCTAACAAAGAAACTGCAAAGTACCTATTAAATGTACAACCAGGCTATGTGTTTAACATAGACAGGTATGTAGACAGTGATAGAGACTTTGTTATAGTAGTAGAAGGCGTATTTGATGCAATACTTATAGATGGCATAAGTGTTTTGGGTAATAGTGTAACACCTGAACAAGCACATTTGATTTCTAAACTTAATAAACGTGTTATACTATGTCCTGATAGAGATAGTGCAGGTAAAGACTTAATAGCAACAGCAGTAGAACTAGGATGGGAAGTAAGTTTTCCTAAATGGTCGTCTGAATGCAAAGATGTTGCCGATGCAGTAAACAAATATGGCAGGTTATTAACAATGAAAAGCATTACAGAAAATGCAGTTAGTAACGAACTTAAAATACAAGTTCAGGCAAAAATGCTATGACAAAATTATTTGTAAATGGATGTAGTTTTACAGCAGGTAATGGTGAAGTACATACTGCTGATGGCGAACTGGCACCTCCGTTAGAGTATGTTTGGGCAAACCAAATACCCGAATTTGAATCTGTTACTAATTTAGCAATTAGAGGTGCGAGTAACGATAGAATACTTCGTACCACAATGGAATATTTTAATTCTCGTAATGCTACAGACTATGTTGCAGTTATACAATGGACTAGTCCTTTGCGTTTTGAACGCTTTATACCTTCATGTAACGCATTTGCTGGCTTTTGTAATACAACGGGGAAGACTATTAGTTTTAACATGGATAATGCTAATGATTTAGAAAAGCTACAAACCAATGGCATGTACGACAGGCTAACAGATGCGGCTGAGAAACAGTTAATGCATGGAAAGAGCATAACTGATTACCAGATAAATTTTTATAAGAAAGTTATTTTGATGCAACAGTATTTAGACAGCAAAATGATACCGTATATATTTACATCAATGTCACTTTACAGCCATCTCCTTAGTGATGATGCTGACAAGGAACAATACGAACTACATTTAAAGAACAATGTGGATACTGATAAATGGACAGCTCGACCGTTAACAATTTACCAAGAGCGTAATTTTATTAGTGCTGAAGATAAACACCCTAATGAAACCGGACATAAACTTATAGGCGATGCAATTTATAAAGAACTACAACAGAGGAATTATGTATGAATAATTTGCTTGTGAATGGTTGCAGTTATACAGCAGGGTCTGGTATGGCTGGCGGAGACAACAATATATCTCCGATAGTATGGTCAAATCATTTAGCAGACAGATTCGATACTGTAGATAATCTTGCAATGGGCGGAGAGAGTAATGATAGAATAGTACGAACTACATTAGACTTTTGTAATAATCACGATATGACAGACTATGCTGTGATTATACAATGGACGTCGGTATATAGATCAGAATATTGGAATGCAGAGAGGAAAGAATGGGTAAATGTTGTTGTAAATAATGGACTTCAGGGTGCAGACGAATGGACACTTAGTACAAACGAGGACACCGATGGCAGAATTAGAGATGCATACGATAAAGAAATGAAATGGCTAAATTCGCCAAATGATTATAATATTGCATACTATAATAACATACTAATACTACAAAACTATTTCGAGTATATGGATATTCCATATATGTTTAGTTGTATGACATTACAAGACCATCCTTGCTGTGACCCAACATTAATGGATCTAATGCATCTATTAAATAGAACAACTACAGAAATAAATTTAAGAAGATTGATGGATAAAAGCAAATGGTCAGAATTATCACTTGCAAAGTACTCAGGCGATAACTATATTAGCCAAGAAGATAGCCATCCAAACTTAAAAGGTAATAAATTAATAGCACAGGCTTTATATAAGGAGCTCATGGAAAAATATGGAAGATAACAACTACACACCCGAAATACAAGAACTATTTTTAAGGTTTATTGTCAGTGACCCTGAACTATTTGTAAGGGTAAACACTATTGTACGCCCTTATATGTTTGATAAGAAGTTTCAAAAGACAATAACATTCCTTCAAGAGCATACAACTGAATATAATGCAATACCTACTATTGACCAAATAGAAGCGACAACTGGTTTATTACTAGAGCGTGTTGAAGGCATTAGTGATAACCATACAGACTGGTTTCTTGATAGTTTAGAAAGATTTTGTAGACACAAAGCACTAGAAAAAGCAATCTTGGATAGCACGGACTTATTAGAAACGGGCGATTATGGTGCAGTAGAGAATAAAATTAAAGAAGCAACACAGGTTAGTCTCGTAAAAGACTTAGGTCTTGAATATTTTGAAAATCCTAAAGAAAGATTGGAATGGATTAGAGCCCAAAGTGGTGCAACAAGTAGTGGCTGGAAAATGTTTGACCAAAAGTTATATGGTGGCATGAACAGAGGCGAGATTACAATCTTTGCTGGAGGATCTGGTGCAGGTAAAAGTTTGTTCTTGCAGAACTTAGGTGTTAACTGGGCATTAGCAGGACTTAATGTTGTATACATTAGTTTAGAGCTTAGTGAACAACTTATTAGTATGCGTTTAGATGCAATGGTCAGTGAACATAGTACTAGAGACATCATGCGTAATATAGATGATGTTGATTTAAAAGTAAGAATGAAAGGTAAGAGTGCAGGCAAGTTCCGTATTAAGCAAATGTCGAGTGGTATTAATGCAAACGATATTAGAGCATACGTTAGAGAGTATGAAATCAACCACGATGTTAAAGTAGACTGTTTACTTGTAGATTATTTAGACTTGATGAGTCCTATTAGTACAAAAATTAGTGCTAATGACCAGTTTATTAAAGACAAATATGTATCTGAAGAATTGCGTAACATTGCAATGGAAAGAAACATACTATTTGCAACAGCATCTCAGTTAAACAGAGGAGCAGTAGAAGAAATTGAATTTGACCACAGTCATATTGCTGGTGGTATTAGTAAAATCCAAACAGCAGATAATGTTGTGGGTATCTTTACTAGTAATGCTATGAGAGAACGTGGCAGATATCAAATACAGTTTATGAAAACACGTTCTAGTAGTGGAGTGGGCAGTAAAGTAGATTTAAAGTTTAATCCAGACACTTTAAGAGTTACAGATTTAGATGAAGATGACGATGATGCACTAACAGTAACAACAAATAGCCTAGTTAATCAGCTAAAAAGAACCAATACTATTAAAACAGACGAGCCAGAAGCATCCAGCACAGTTAACGCGGCATTAAACATTAGAGAGTTCATGAAGAAAAATGATGTCTAAATGATAAATATGACTATAACGAGAAATAATTTATGAAAAAGTCAAGAAGTATATTAGAAGAATTGAACTCTATTAGCACAGATAGAAACAAGCACCACGTTTTGGAAAACAGAGTGGAGCACCTAGTTTCTAGTGCGGCTAACATTAAAGAGATATTATATTCTTTATACGAGGAAGATGTTGCATTGGATTTAGAACGTAGACTCATTAACAGCATTAAAAGTGGCGATCCTAAAAAATTCTCTCGAGGCATAAACAAAGCCACAAAAGAATCTAAATAAGAGAACTTGTATGAAACTCGATGAACTAACTAATGCAGAGATGGTACCAGGCGGTGTAAAGGATCGTTTAGCAAGGAAGAAAGCGGCTAATCCGGCACCAGCACAACCCACAGCAGAACCAACACCAGAACCTACAGGGCCTACAGGCGCTCCAGCTGGAACAGTTGTTTCTCAATCAAACGGCGAATTTTATACTAAGTCTGCAGAAGGTACTTGGGCACAGTCCGATGAAAAAGGAACGTTAACTGGCAGACCAGCTGAAAATCCTAACAGTTCAATGGCATTAGAATTAGAAAAGCAGTCAGCTCAAGCAGGCGTACAACAGCCAACAGCTACAGCACCAGCACCAGCAACAGCAACACCAACTGCTACAGCAACACCAACTGCTACAGCACCAGCAACACCAAAGCCAATTGCAAAAGGTAAATTACTTAAAGCATCAGACGGCTTTGTATACGAGTGGCAAGGTGCTCAATGGATTAATCAAAGAAACGGCAGAATGGCAACAAAGGAAGTAGGAGCAGAACTTACAAAGAAAGCACAGCCAGTACAACCTACAGCAACAGCACAACCTACAGCAACAGCACAACCTACAGCAACAGCACAACCTACAGCGGCACCAGTACAACCTACAGCAACAGCGGCACCAGTTGCCCCACAGAAACCAGTTGGCGGAGTTGTACCACAAGCACCATCAACAGCAGGTATGAGTAGAAGCGGAGCACCGCAGGCAGAAATTGATCCTAAAACAGGAGTTGTTGCCGCACCAGAGCCAGAAGGCGTAATGGATAAGATTAAACGTGGAGCTCAAGCAGTAGGCGATAAAATTGCAACAGCGGCAGGTGGACCATTAGCAAGTAAAACAAGACAAAATCCTAATGCAACACGTGGTCAAAAAATTGGCGCAACAGTTGGAGCAGGACTTGGACGAGCAATGTCAGGTGGAGCAAAAGCTATAGGTCAAATGATGAAAAAGAGAGGCGGACAAGCACCAGCACAAGGTCAAGCA